GGAACAAACGCATTACTATGACAAGTTTCAGTAGACATATTTTTAAAATGCCAACCACTCGGATTATCAGAGCCTGTACCACTAACTTCAAAGTATCGTTGACATAAATAAAGCTCATCCCCATATGACCTATGCTCAAATGGTGTGGCTACAGAGCCTACTTCTAATTGTACTCCAGTTATAAAAAACTCATTGCTTGTACTGTCAGCAATATTGGCTACACCTGCCATTATATTTGCGGCAGTTCTACTTACCCATGTGTTTTGAATGCTACCACTTGTATATGTAGTTCCAGCACCTAACCAAAAATTCAACTCTGCACCTTTAGCAGTTCCAGTTCCAAAACTGCCAGATGTATCAGCAGGAATATTAATAATCATTCGTTCCCATGTGTCTGTAGCAGACACAGTTTTTTGAAAGTTAATGTGTCTTGAATTTCCACTATCTGTTAATTCTACAACAAATTGTTTTTGCACATTTGACTTTACATAAAAAGACAAAGTTAAAGGCTGAGCATCACTTGTTCCCTTGCCTATTTGATATAAATTTTTTGCTTCAATATTAGTAGAAACTCCAAAATGGTCACCTGCTGCTAAAGAAGTATCTGCTGTGGTAACATCTATTTTGTAACTATTAGAAAATCCGTTTGGTGCATCTGTGCTTTGTGATATTGTGTATTGACCAATAGCACTATTCCCAGATGTAAAAAATCTATCCAATGTATGATACCCTGCATTGACACCAGTTGTGGTTGACAAGCTTCTTTGGCTACAAATCATAGCACCATTTATTACAATGTTGCGTCTTCCACCAATCTGACTATTGGTTAGAACTTCACCCATCTTTGCAACTTCTCTTGCCTTAGACATTTTTAGCTCGGCTTAGTTGGGAAAGTAACATTACCTAATACTCCATCTTTTAATGTAGGCTTTGCGTCTTTAGTTATATCTCTTAATGCCTGTCTATATGTTTTCATGTCATCAGACATTGTTACATCTGATAAAGCATAAAAATCAGTCTCTGCTAACAAATCATTTCTTTGCTTTCTAAGCTCTACCATAGGCTCTGCATCTGTTAACTCTTTTTGTTTTGCAGATACTTTTGCCCAAGTTGTTCCAAAGTCTTTTGGATCTGAACTTAATATTCCAGTTCCGTTAGAATCGACCCCAGTGACCTTTTTGAATTGAGCGTTAAACTCTTCTTCTGTTGTAGGCTCACCAGTCATTGTCCATTCTGTTATATTTAATGCACTAAGTGCCTCTGATATTGATGCCATGTTTTACTCCTTTACCCTATTTTATATCCGTCCCACCAACATAGACTATCTAAGCTAGTGTTTCCTATTACTGCTGTTGAAGCGGCTATATAAATATAAACCTCTATGTAATCAGACGAACCATTGAGATGCACAAGACAAGTACCATTCATAGTGTAATTTTCATTAGCTGTTCCTAAATGTCCACTTATCCTTTTATAAGCTGATCCGTTTTTATATAAAACCATGATACCTCTGGTGTAAGTTGTGCTTCCATCGTATCTAAGATTAACAGTTGTTGAATAATAACCAGCTACGCTAGGTTGATATTTATTATTAGCTAAATCAAACCCACCACCAACATCCCAGCTTTCTGTATCCCAAGTACACTTAGTATATGTGGCGTTACTTATTGTTTGATTAGATGTCTTTACAACTGAAAAAGTAGGTTGGTTTGGTAATGTAATTGCACCACTGCTGTCTATAGACATAGCACTGGTTCCACCCACTGCTGCAATAGTTGATACTCTTAATTCAGATGTCATTGTGCTATCTCTTCTATTGTAAATACTGGAGCTACATATGAACAACCAGCATTATCTGTTGTAGTCATGTTTGCATAAATAGTATTTGATCCTTCTATTTGTGCATAAATACCATAAGTTCTTGCAGTAGTATTACTAGCACTTTGATATGTTGTCATATTTAAATGAACTCTATCATTAGCGTCATGGTCTTTATTTCTAAAAGAAGCGTTCCCAAAAGTTCTACTGCTACCTGTTCCTAAAGTAGAAAATCCAACATTAGAACTATTTGTTACATCAAAAAATTTAAATGTCATTATAGCACTTGTATTTTGACCAGAAATTAATCCGTTAAAGTTTAATCTTAGCAAACTACTTGCAAATTTTGGTGTTATTGTAGTCCTATAGCTAGTGTCTAATTCAGCCATTGTTGAAGACGCTAAAGTAACAGAACTTGTTGTTGTTGGTATATTTCTTACCACTTGTATAATATGACCTGGTGCAGATAATACCTTACCACTTGCAACCACTATATTTGTGCCAGTTTGAGTGTCTATATTATTTACTTTTAATGTACTCATCCAGCTATCTCCATAACGGTTATTGAACTAATACCTCTTGCATAACCAGTATTATCATAATCTGCTTGTGTTCTATTAATATATGCTGTGTTAGTTGAATTAGCACTAAACTGAACTTTGTATGTAACTGCACTAGTTGTTGATGGAGAATCTAAAAACACAGTTGCATGTTGTCTTGAATCACCATTATCAGGTGCATAACCAAATGCTGAAGCTCTTATTCTATTTCCTGCTGTATCAGAAATAGCAATAGCAGTACTATCTCGAAGAACTCTAGTCCATGCTCCAGCAGCACCTACAGTTCCCACACATAGTACATTTGAATAAATTAAAATTTTTGATGATGATGAAGATGGAGTTATGCTTACAGATAAACCAGTAATATCGACAAAATCAGAAGCAGCAGTTGTTTGTGTATCTGATTTAACTGCTTGTTTTATTTGTTTAATAAAATTATATTTAGTGCCACTTACATTAGCTATTGTATCTACATTTATTTGGCTCATACTATACTCAAATTACCTTGTATCGTTAATGTCTTATTTGCAGCTATAGTCAATGGACCTGCTGCAATAGCATTTTCTGTTGATTCTATCGTAGTGTTTGTATCAAGTTGTGCTTGATGCACTCTAAATATGTCTGCTGCTCCAGCACTATTTATTGTTCCACTATCACCTTTGTACATACCACCACCTGCACTTGCTATCTGTATAACCTTAAATACAACTATAACTAATTCATCACTTGTTGCTGCACCAGATGCCAAAGTTATAGTGCTTGTATTTGTTTGTGTAAAGTCAGATTGATCTAGCCTTACACCATTTAAGTATACATCAATATTATTAATTGTGTAGTCTAGTGTTGCACCATTTGAATCTTCACCTGTAAATACAGTTTGATTACTTGTTGCAATATATCTGAATCTTACTGCATTGGTATAACTAGTTGGTGTGGCAAGTGATACACCCAAAAACCTTACAACAATCTTATCTCCATTGGCTGGAGCTTCAGAAAAAGTTAATGTATTGCCAGATGCAGTATAGGCAAAGCCAGAGCCTTCTTCTTGGACTACGTTACCTATAGTCACTAATAACTGTGATCCATCTGTTATGTTTTGATTTAAACCAAAAGATGTAGTAGTAGAATCCCCTGTAAACTTTTGTATAAAGAATGATCCTTGATTTGGATTGTTGCCTATATAACTCATCCTGCGATCTCCGTGGCAGAAATAAAACACATTCCTCTTTCAGTGGAGGCTTGTTGATCAGTATCAACAATAGTTCTATTAGTGTAAAGTGTATTTGTGGTTTGGCACATAAATCCTGCTTTATATGTAATTTGTGAAGTAGTATTGGGCAGATCAAAATAGGACCATCTGCAATAGTTTGGTGTAGTACTATCGTCTGCACCTGCATGATAACTTGTTCCTGCTTTAGCTATTCCATAAGTTCTGTTGCTAGGATTGTCACCAAATGACGCCATGTCCGAAGTGGTTGGAATCTTTGTTGTATCTCTAAAAAAGAAAAAGTGATGATTCCATTCTTGACTTGTTATAATTTCCCCAAACCAACTAGCATCTAATAATATTATGCTATTTGAAGCAGTTGGTGTAATGTTGACATTAATGCCTGCAATTGCGGTATCTGCATAACCTGTCATTGATTGAGTTGTCGCTGTTGCGTATCTCGTAAACTGTATTTGCAAAATACTGCCAGTTAAATCACTTCTATTTATTGATTTATTTTGTATTTTACTTATAGTCATAATTTATCCTATTAAATGTCCACGAAAATATGAATATCTATAAGCTGTATCTCCATAAGCATCTGTGCCATCATCAGACTTTCCAAATAAAGAAACATAGTCTCCAGCAGTTAAAGGCTCTGTAAAACTAAATTCTCCATTCGTTCCATAATCAGAACCACTAGCTGTGGTGTCTATTCTAAGTTCATAGTTATGAAGACTGCTGCCATTTTTATAAGGTCTAAATCTATAGACAGTTCCTGTACTATTACCTATAGAAGCAAATCCAAAATTGTATACTCCAGTAACTGGAGCTGTAAATCTACCTGTTGTAGAATTATAATGACTGCCTACATTGC